CAGTCAATGCCAATACGCCTGATGTAACACCTTCATATCCATATAATGTAAGTTCTTTAAATTGAAAATATAAATCATCAATAGGCGTACCATCTTTAACTAATGTTTGCTTTAAAGTAACAAGCATAGCCTTGTCATCACTATTTTTATCTCTATCTACTCTAAATTCATAATCAAGAGCTGCTGGTAATACTGAGCTACCTCTAGCTCTACCATTAGAACCATGACCTGTATGATGCACAATAACCATAGATGCACTAAATTCTTCCTTTAGCTCATCAATACGCTGGATAAACTTATTCATATCCTCAGTGCTGTTCTCATTAAGACCATAGTTTCTAGCTAAAGTATCAACAATAATCATGCCCACATTCCCATGTTCTCTTTCTATGTCTCTACAAACCTCTTGCAACATAGCAAATTCAGCATCATCACCTATTCTTGAACCCCTATTAGATATTAATAAAGGTGCTGCTGATAAACTTCTGCTATAGAACTGCTCATAACTCTTAATACGTCTAGCAACAGCAGTATGACCCTCACCAGCTAAATAAAGCACTGTAGATGGTTTAGTATCAAATCCATAGAAATCTTTACCTGATGCAATAGAGCAAGCCATAGCAATAGCTATAAATGACTTACCACTCTTAGGTGCTCCATAAATACTTGTAACTGTAGCTCTTTCAATACATTTATCTACCAACCAGTCAGGCTCAGTCATCTTCTCCATAATCTCATTGACTGTTTGGAAATATAAAGCACCTTTAGGACGTGCTACCTCATTCTTGTTTATATAATCTTCTAATTGTTTTGAATCTTTAAAATAACCTGATTCGTATGCATCGTATAAATCATCTTTCTCATTAAAGTCTGCTGGTGGTTGTACTATCTTCACCTTGCATTGATTTTCTTTTAGATACTTAGATATATCATTTGCACACTTAATACCTGCTTCATCGTTGTCAGGAAATATAACTACTTCTCTGCCAAATATAGGACTCCAATCTGCTTTCTCCCAAGAATTAACTCCACCATGCCAAGTACAGCTATCACCCTCATAAATCGCTTCACATCCTCTTAGAGCCTTCTCACCTTCATTTATGATAATAGCCTTGTCAGGGTACTTATTTGTGTAATAAATAGGTAGTAAGCCTTCAGGTCGCTTCATAGACCAACTGCTATCAGGATTAAGGGTAAATGGTGCGTATTTTTGTTTAATAAAATGTCCTTCAGGGAATCTTAAAACCATAAAGTTATCAGCATACTTGACCTTCACAATAGCTTGTTTGTAAAGGTCAATCATCTGCTCACGAGAGAATGACCTAGCATTACTGGTGGTTTTGCTTTTAGGGGGAGAAAAACCACTTAATAAGGAGTCATTAGATTGTAATGCTAAGTCATAACCAAACTGTTTTAAAACTGTATTGACATCTTGATTCATGTGTTTAATTAAATCTATTAATCCACCACCTAAATCGTTTTCAAAATCCCACCAAGTTCCAGCATCAATATTAACTACTAGAGAGCCATGCGTTCCATATCGCCATTCATGTGACTTTTTAGAACTAGGCTCACCTAGTAGTTGTAATGCAACTTCAGGTGCAATTCTTTGCCAATCTACTGACTGCATCAGAATGGTATATCTTCATCTGTCAGTAAATCGTTGCTATCGTTTACCTGTTTATTTACTAAATCAGCTAAACCATCATTAGGACTTTTAAATCCATCGTCTGCACTTGAGCCACCATCATTGTCATAAAATGGTGGTATCACAAAGTTATCAAATCTAGGTGCAAACTTAGTAAATTCAAAACTAAGCTCACTTGACCTACCCATGCCAACCTGTATTTCTTTTGAACCTTTATATTCAACAACAGGTAAAGAATCACTGTTAGCATCCATTTGATTCCAAAAGCCAGTTAGTATCTTATTAAAGGCACTAGATTCAGCAAATGTAAACCTACTCCAAATAAGTGCATGGTCATGCCCATGTGGCATTACACAACAACTAAAGGCTCTTTTCCAATCGTCTGCTGGTTTAGGTTCTGCAACACCAAACTTAGCATCCCATTGATATTGATATTCACCTGCATATCTTCCCCAGCCACTTTTAAAAGTTGCAGGGTCTAATTGCAGATATTTAAACTCAATTTCAGTTTCTCCATTTACAAAGAACTTCTGTTGAGCAGTTTTAAAAGCAAGATAAACTTGCTGACTCTCATTGTTGGGATTACTCATCCCACCTAATATGTCTACCATATTATTCTCCATATTAATGTATTGTTTTCTCAATACTGTTTAAATAATCAGTTTCAAGTTGGGTGTAACACCTTTCCTTAAAACTTTCATAATCCTCGTCATTTATAATTCCGAGAAATTCGCAAGCACTTTGTATTTTTTCATAGGCGAACCTACAATAATCCTCAAAGTCCTGCTCAAGCAGGTAGCTGTTTAAATCCATCTGCCTTTTGTATGATTTCATCTAACCTTTCACATATATCTGATAAAGGACACATATATGTGCAATCCCAATTAGCTTTATCAAAGTTGTTCATTAAAAATAGTGGCACTACGCACATAATGTTTCTTCTATCAAACTTGTATATCAATATAGGTATCAAGTTATCACCAGCACTATCTATTGCTTGTTGCCACCATTCGTTCTTGTAAATATTCTGCTTGCCATTGTTCTTGTATCTCTTACATTCAATCGCAAAGTTTCTGAAATAAATGTCAGCCATGCCTTTAGTTTGATACTGGTCAAGATTTCTTTTTACTCTCTCATCTAAACCCTTTTCTTCTAAAACTGCATTAAGTTTGTTTACTATAACTCTCTCAAATGCTGCACCTTTATTTCTGCTGTTTACCATCAATCTAACTCTGTAATTATGTATATAAATGCTAATACACTTAAAATGATTCCTATAAATACTAATCCAAATATTCCTGCAATAAAATATAGAATCCACTCAAGCATCGTAATCAGTCCTAACTACTTTGCCACTCATATAGGTTACTTCCCTGTAATGCTTGCCAGCACCTTTTTGGAAATAATATGTCTTGATTTGCTTGTCTAGCTTTTCAGCTTCTAGTTCTTTTCTGCGTTGGTCTACTTTTGCTTTATGCTGACCCATGATTATTCTCCTTATAAGAAACCATGCCTAGCTTCAGCAATAGCTGAGTAGCAGATTCAATGTTCATGTTATTTGTGATTGCAAACACCTTGATATCCTTATGTAATTCTTCAGGAATCCAAAGTGCCTTTTTTGTTTTTTCGTCCATAATGACTCTCCACTTTTTATATTATATTTAATTTGATAATAAAGCTAGAACTTTATTACCTACTCTTCCAAAAACCCTTATACTTAGTTCAAGGGCAAATGATAAACTCTCCATAAATCTAAATACTCTCATATATCTATTGCCCTTACTTATAAAACCAAATCAACAACATTAGGACTATTGTAAATACTAAGAGGTTTACCCTTCTGATATTCTTTATAATCATTCAGGTATTGCTCCATCATAGTCCAGCCATAATCCATTTGTTCTTTTGTGATTCTAAATACTTTAGATGCATAAGGATGTACTTTCTCTTGGGCTATGAATAAGAAATCAGTGACTTCATATCCAGCCATCTCAACTCCTCTTCTATAATAAGCAGCTTGCATATCATAGCCATACTTCTTAACTGAATAATTAAAAGCATGAGGTTCGCAAGATATAGTAGTTTTATAATCTATAACGACTATCTTGTTATCTGAGTTAGGTTCATCTAAAGGCGGACACATAACATCAGGTCTGCACTTACATAGCACATCATCTTCATACCAGTAGATACTTGCTTCAGGTATTTTGCCAGTTGCATTTAGATAAGCATTACCCTCATATATCATATTCTCTTTCATGCCAGTAATAATTTCAGCTTCATCTTTTTTTAATACTATGAATCCTTGCTCTTCGTATTCAGCCTTCTCTTCTTTATATGCTTTAGTATAAGGAGAACCTGTAAGCACTCTGACTTCTTTATCAAATGCTTCTTGTCCTTCTACTAATAAAGAATGAGCTGCTGTGCCAAACTTAAGTGCTGGAGTAGATTCAGAAGTATAGTTGACTGCATGAAGTTGGGATTGCCCAAACCTTCTAACATAACTACTGCTGATTCCTACGCTTGCATGATAGTCCTCATTGGGTAGGTCTTTATAAATAAGAGCTTGACCCTTTTGCTTAGATTCAAAGTTTTTAAGTGATTCTATTTTCATTTATTAACTCCCATCAAATAACCTATCTCGTATAAAGAATCTCTGACTACATATTCTCTATTCTCAGTTTGCACTTTAGTTTCACCAGTAAAGACATCTCTGTAATACCCTCTGATTTGTCTTATGTTTAGTATCAAGGGTTTTGTTTGCCCTACTTCGTTTAGTGTTATCTCTCTCATTTTCTATTGTTCCTGTCGTTGATTATTAAAGCTGCTCCATAACATAAATAACACATAACAGCTAACATTATTAAAGTTTGTGGACTCTCAATCATGCTTTTACTCCTTCTAAAATTATATTGACGTGTTTCATAATGTGCTTAGGCAATTGGTCATTATTTTGCTGTTCAGGATATATAAGATAATATTCTCTTTCCCATTCTTCATGTGGTGAATGTGGACTGTTGTAACTAAAATGCTTTATAACCTCAACTGTATACGATTCATCCTTATATTCTGTGATGTTTTCTTTTATATCTTTGATGATAATATCAGTATCTTTGATATCCCAATGCTCACAATTATCACCATCAAGACAGGTAATTTGGTATTCGTATCCCACTCTCATTACTTATCTCCCTCTCTTAACTTAGCTTTCTCAATAGCAATTCTTTGCCACATAAAACTAGCATCTCTATCTTGTTTGGCTCTGAGCTTATCCATCTTCTTCTCATACTCAGCATTAATGTTATCAAGTTGCTTTATTAGATTTTCTAGATTTTCATATTTGTTCATGTTATTTAACTCCTTATTTTTAATTAACATACTACCCATTATATATAAAAATATATAAATGTATACAATTATTTTAAATTCTTTTTATTTAATTTATGAATCTTATAAATGCCTTTCTGATAATCAAAATCAGATTGCATATCTTCCCAAATCTCGTCTTTAATTTCTTGTTTGATAGAAGCATCAACTTTAGTTACTAATTCAAACTCAGACTTCTTAGGAATCCACCATTGATGATTCAATGATTTGTATTCAGGAGATGGTTGACCTGAGTCTTTCCATCTCCATTCAATAGCACCATATTTGGTATTGCACATTAGGTTCATTGTTTCTTCTCCTTTTTATAAATAGTATTTAATGTTTCTGCAATCATCTCTTTATTAGTATCAAATTTAAAATCATGCAAAACTATTACATTTTGTTTTCTAAGTTCTTGTGCTCTTTCTTCTTGATTTAGAATCTTATCTATAATGCTAGCCATTCTTCTTCTCCTTAGTTAATTTAACCTTATGCCCTTGTGCAATTAATCTAGCTCTCTTACTAGCCATGTAGAATATGTCGCTAGTCTTGATAGCAACCACCCAGCCTAAGCTAGGTAGTTGAACTTGTAGTGTGTATCTAGTTGCTGACATTATTTACTCCTTAGATGTATATATACTCTTCCTGAGCTTTAGTAATTTTATCTCTAGCAATTTGAAATTCTTCCCAAGTAATCATCTCTCTTGAATATTTCTCTTGCAATAATTTAAGTTGTGCTTCTAAAACAGCTAACTCTAGTTTGCTTATACTTGTTTCATTTTCCATGTTATTTAACTCCTTATTTTTAATTAACATACTACCATTATACATATAAATATATAAATGTATACAATTATATGAAAATATTTTAATTTATTTTTAGGTGCTAAATTATAGGATTCAGAACTGGTACTGAGCTAAGACTGTCTAGTGTTTCTTTTAGGGATTCTAATTCCATATCATCAGTTATGGATTTCTTATCAAAAGTGAAATAGTTTTGTGATGATGTATTTGCTTTAAACATAATATGCTTCTTGTCATCATCAAAGAAAACAAAAGCTAGAATATCGCAAGTATATTGTCTATAGGTTTCAGATTGTGACCTTGAGTTCTCAGCAGCAAATACAAATTTCTTTTCTTTAGTTGCTCGTCTGCTTTTTACTTGCACTGTATATTTAGCTGAACCAAATTCAACCATTAAATCAGCAGGATGTTTTTCTTGGGTTGGGTAACAAAAGTCAGCGTACTCAAGCAGAAAAGTTTGTACTAATGATTCTCCTAATGCACCAAGTCGAGAATTAGCTTGATGTTGGTCTGATGTTTTTCTTGGCACTTTTACACAAAGCTAGTTTTCTTGAATTCCTAGCTGCTCTATTTGGTGTTTGAACTGCATACTTACTTCTTAAAACTTCCTCTGATGCTTCTAACCAGCATCCCATCTCCATCAATGCTCTTGTTTGTCTAAAATTCATAAATCCTGCTATACCCATTTGAAATGCCATATCAACACATACTTCTTGAGCAGGTACAGGAAAACTTCTCCATACTTCCCACATCTTGTCTAAATTAGCTACTACTCTATTGATATCATTCTCAAGCAAATACATAGCTTCATCTTCTGATATACCATTAGCTTCTAAGTTCCTGCCTACTCCTATTGTTAGCTTGTTAGCACTACAATGATAAGGTTGACATACCAACCCTTCATTCTTGATTAGCATTTCTTTGATGTTGTCGTACATTATTTTGTTAATCCTTTGGTTTTCTCATAGCTTCTCATTCCACCCAAACCAAGCATCCCCATTAATACAGGTAGCATGGTAGAAGTATCAGCTTGAGGTACGTCAATGCCAAAAGGTGCTAATAAAGGACTAATTAAAAAGTTGACTGCAAAACCTGCAACACATACCCAAGCTGTTGCTGGTCTCCATGATGATTGAAACCAGTTACCTTTAGCTTCTTCTTTATTGACTTCTATTTGTGCTTTTGCAATTTCGTGAATATGTTTTTCTGACATAGTTGCAAGTTCGTGTGCAATCTTTTGTTTGACATCAGCATCAGGAATGAATTTATCTAGGATATCGCTGATAGGTTTGATAAGTTTATCTATCATAAATTTGTGCTTGTTAGATTAAACCTCTAACTATAATAGTAATTAAGGATGCAACTATTGTTGTAAGACCGCCTAATAACCAAAGTTTCATACTATTTATTGATGCTTGTAAATCATCAGTTTTTCTATAAATAGTTTTCCACCTTTCTTCGCACATTTTTTCATGGACTCTTAAATCTGAATGTACATCATTAGCGGTCTTTCTAGCTGGCATTATTCTTCCTCTACTACCTCAACTTCTTCTTCAGCATTGATAGCTCTATCAAACGATTCAATTACTAAGTTTTTATATTCGTTAGTAATGACATAATCATCATAATGCTCTTGAAGTCTAGCTAGTTTTTTACCAGCAACATTTAACTTAGCAGCAAGTGCCATTTGCTCTTCGTTTAAATCAGAAGCTCTGTACTCTACGTTATTAAATGTGATTACTACTGGTTCTTGGTTTTCCATTTTATTTTCTTCTTTACTCATTTAACTCTCCTATAAGTTATTTAAAATTAAATTATATACTAAGATTCTAAAGTTTTTGTTACTGACGTTGGATTTTTTTGACTTTCTATTTGTGAATCTAAATTTGCTTCTAAATCTGCAACAGCTTCTTCACCCATAGCATCAATAACCCAGCCTTTAACCATATCTGATGTTACATCAGCAAATGATGTAAAGTTAGATAAATCAGATGTATCTAATGATTGTGTACCATAAGATGATGCTGAATAATCTCCATCTTTTTTAGATACTAACCAATGAACGTTATAAATTACATCATCATGCCCTTCTTCATTTGGTTTTACGTCTACTGTATTTACATTCCATTCCATTAGTATTCTCCTTTAAGTAAGTTAATTTCAGATTGTAAGGCTTCAATCTGTGTTTGTTGTTCTTGTATAGCTTTAACAAGTAGTGGTGTAAGTTTTCCATATTCCATACCTTGCATATTTTTATCGTCTTTCTTACCTGAAACTCCCTCATACCAACCAGCTTCCTGAACTTCATGTGCTAAAAAACCTTCTGAAGTTTCACCTGATTCTTTCCACTCATACTTAACAGCTTTTAATTTTAAAACTCTTTCTAATCCTTTATCTAAAGGTCTAACATTTTCTTTTAATCTATAATCTGAAGATGTTGAAAAAGTAACAGAACCAGTATTTGTATGTTCTACAGCTCCAATATCAGTACCAGCATTATTATAAAATCTTATAAAATCTCTATTAGGATTTGGATTACCAGTATGTTGTATTGCAGAAATATATCCATCTGCCCCAGCACTACCTTGCACAAATAAGCGTTCTGAGCCAGCAGATGCTATTGGAGCTGTTGTACCTATACATACAGAGCCTGAAGAATCAATACGCATTCTTTCTGTGCCAGCAGTTTCTAAAATTAAATCGTGACTTGTTGATGTCCCAACAAATCCTCTTGTAGCATCAGTTTGAAGAACAAGTTGAGCTCCAGAATTAGTGTTTAAATATGTTTTTCCTGAAAGGTAGAGGTCTTTAAATCTTAATCCACTTTGTCCTAAATTTACTGCATTATCAGCACTAGGTTCTATACGAGCTTGACCTGTTGCTGTTGATGTTAAAACTTTTATATGGTTTGTTTGGTTACCACCAAGATAAATAACTCCACCATTACTATTATAAGAAGTATTACCACTATCAGATGAAATACTTCCAACTGTTGAGCCGTCTTTGCTAAAGACAACAATTTCTCCATCAGATGTCTGTCTATTAAAATGACCAGCTTTGTTACCGCCTCTTGATGCGTAAACCAATCCCGAGCTATTTATTGTTGTAGTATCGTTTGCAAAAGCTGAAGTTCCACCCACCAACACGTTGCCATCACCATCAACACGCATTCTTTCTACAAGGGTAGTACTTCCTTTAACATAACCACCAAATTTTATGTCAGATGTTTTAGAAGATGTTGTTGTATTGCCAAAAGTAATTCTTCCAGAACTTCTGCCTGTGTTTGTTTGTGATACTGTTCCGTTGTCAATTAATAAATTAGAAGATATACCACCACTTAAAGCATTTCCTGATGAGAATAAAGAAACACCATTCATTACTCCATTATTTGTAGTGCCACCATAAAAGACTGTACTAGAATTTGTGTAAGTAGGAGCTACTCCAGAAACGTGTAATCTGGCTTGTGGACTACTCACTCCAATTCCAACGTTGCCACCTCTTAAATTCATTGTTTCTGTAGCACCAGCAACAAATCTCATTCTTCCACCTTCACCAGCAGCAGAAGCAAATTGAGTTATACTTCCATAATCAGCGTCTGAACTATCACCTAAATTTAAAATAGCACCATAACTTGTAGTTCCTGCTTCAATTTGAATACGAGTATAATCAGCATCTTTAACGTGTAATACTTGTGAAGGACTAGTCGTTCCAATACCCAATCTCTCAGCACTTGCATCCCAGTATAGAGCTTGGCTTGAACCTGCTGTGTTGTAGAAGGATATGTCTCCGTCTTTACTTATTGTTGCTCTTTTTGTTGCATCACTACCATTCGCATTAGTGTAAAAATTTAAATTATGA